TGTTCCTTCTTCAATGTCAATTACCTCCAAGTCTACTGTTATAACTGGCTTCCACTTCATCCAAAATGTACTACGTCTACATTCGTATGGAGCATCAAGTTTCTTGATCATAATTCCTTCGTAGCCTTCAGCAACACAATCATTTGCATACTTTGCCATAAATTCATGTGCTTCAGGCTCGTCTAAGTTAATCTGCTTACCTTTAACCATTACAACGTTTTGCATTTGTACTCTATTTACTATACTTTCCAATGCAAGTAGTCTATCAATTTGACTTGTGTTACTAAAGCCACGTTTAAAATCCTCTAAGTGCATAAAATCAAACACATTAAACACACTGTCAGTTGCAGTGTGGTCCTTTTTAGTAGCACCTCTCATAAGTTCTTGAAAGCTCTTACCAGTAATCTCACCATCAATAACAATATCATCAGTATCGTGTGATCTAAATGTGTCTGCTATCTTACTAAGTTCTTCAGCAATGTGCGGAAAGTTTTCAAACTCTTTACCGTTTCTACTGTACAAGTTTACAGTACCAGTTGCATGAATGATCGCAATAGTTCTCACACCATCTAACTTTGGCTCAATCATAACTTCGCCTGCAAGTTTCTTAGGATGTCCTTTTGAATCAGTTGCAAGTTGTACTTCAAATACAGGAATCTTCCATTCTGTTTTGCCAACTATTTTGTTAAGTGTTTTACTTGTGATACCACAACGTAGATCTTTAATAAGCACACGTCTTGCTAACAGGTTCCATTGCTCGCTATCAAACTTTTCGCTCATCAGTTGCACTGCTTCTCTTGCCGCATTGCCTGTAATAGTTCTTGTACGTAAACTTTCACACAATCCCCAAAATGCAACCCAAGGATTTTCTCTGTGTTCATAGCCAGATGTTTCAGCAACCTGTTTTATATTGTACATGAAGTATGGATTATATGCTAGGTAGCAGTTGTACAAGAAGCACTCTGCACTATGACTTCCTAGTCTTGCAGCCACAAGTGCTTTTTCAATTACACCTTCTTTGTGTAGGCGACTATTGCTTTCCTCGAGATCTTGTATCCAATCGCAAGCCACTTGTAATCCATTATAATTTTCTGAAGTATATTTTATTTTGTTTAGCACGAGTGATGTCTCCATTCCTGTTACATATCATACTATAAGTATACAACGGTTCTATGGGTTTGTCAACCGTTAATTTCTAATTATTACTGCATCTGCTTGTGCAACTGTATAGGTACTGCTTGCAATTTGACCAGGGTTTGCTGGACTAGTAGTTGGAATTGGAGCATTTGTTTGAATGTTTGCAGTTGCTAGTTTATCAAGATTTCTTGCTTCCCTCATTGCACCTACTGCCGCTTGTCCACCTGTGCTACTAAAATTCATTACACGTTCCAATAGTTCACCTGTACCTCCTGCAGTTGTATCAAGTGCATAGGTAGGCAAGTTGCTTGCTAGTTGAATTGCAACGTTATCTTGTGCTTGCACAACATCAAGATCTAAATCCATTTTGATACGTATTAGTTTTTCTCTTGCTTGTTGGTCCTGCATACGTTTAAAATTACGTTGAATAATCTGTGCTCCAGGATTAGCATTGTAGAAACTGACCATTAATGTTTGGGCGGCGCCTATAATGGCCTCAAAGGCTGCCGTTTGTGTTGCGTAGGTTCCTGCACCGTATACACCTGCTGGAATGACAAATGGTGTAACCGCTGGAGGTGTTGGATCGTATGCACCAGCAACAAAGTAATCTATAACTTTGTAAATGCCTGTACTTGCACTTGCTGAGCCGTTATCAGCAGTAAACACATCCATTGCACCTGATGCAATTAATTTTTCCATTTCAATTTTGTTCTGTTGTAGTGGTGCGGCACTATTGTAACCAGCGGCATAACCAATCACATCACTTACTTGAAATGTTCCATCTGGTCCAGTTGCTAGTTGTATATTGGACTGTGTTCCGTAAAAGTTTTTCCAAAAATCACTTACTGCAGGAGTAACATATTCTGTTTGATTTTGTATTAAGTCTAAGTCTTTAAATGTTTCAGCAGTACTAGCGGCAGTTGACAATAGTTCTGCAGTTGATGCATCAATTCCTTTGACTTGACCAAAACTTCTTGCTAGTGCTCCATTTGCCACTGCAAGATCATCTGGTAATGCTCCTGTTAAATTTACACCAAGACTATCAAATTCACCATTGACTCCACCTTGTGCATTATATATTGCTCTATTACCAACTGAAGCAGTCCGTAGTGGTGCAGTTAGTGTTGAAAAACTTGTTGGAAATAGTTTCTGTGGATTCATTAAATCACTACCAGAAGTAATAGATGCCTGTGTGTTTTTAAGTATGCCTTTTACGTCACCTAATTCTGTAGTGCTTAGTCCAGCAAATCCATCGTAGATTTGACTTTGTATGTTGTTAGGCAATGCTGGTCCTATGTCAGCTAATTTGTTTATATCAACCCCAAGGTTACCAATAGTAAGTCCACCTGTATTATTGCTTATTGCATTTGTAACTGTGCTTAGTTCACCACCAAGTGAACTAGCAATTCTTGGATCAATCGAAATGTCTGCAAGTTTATCATACATTGGACCGAGGTTACCAGCAAGATCCATGTTCTGTAGTAGTTGTCCCGGAGAACCAAGATTACTAATACTATCAAAATTAATAGTTGATCCGAGACTACCAAGGTCAGTACCAAAATCTGGCAATGCGTTGGTTATGCCAGTTAATCCACCACTCATAACACTATCCATTCCGGGAAAGGTTCCTCCAGAAAATTGAGAAGCCGAATTAGCGGCGGCACTGATAAAACCGTTTGCACTACCAACAAATCCTTCAGCACTTCCTAATATGCTTCCAAACTTTTTAGCATTTCCGAGTATGTCAGTTCCTGCAAGTGATCCGCCCATTACCTTGGCCGCTTCACCTAAACCAGATGGCAGTACACTTCCAATGCCTGCGGCTGGGCCTAATACTGCAAGAGCATCTCCTGAGAACACATCAAAACCTGCACTAAAAGCATTGTCACCTAATCCGCCTGCCATATTACTGAATGTTTGTGGCATAGTACCGCCAAGTCCTGACACACCACTGATTGTGCTTGTAAGTGCAGTTGGTGCCGCTAATCCTTGGAAGGCAGCTTGATTACTTGTCAATGCTGCCATGCTTACATTGCCGGTTAACCCAGTGACACTATCGGTTATACTGTTTGTTATTCCGCTTGTTGACTTTAATACTTGTCCGCCAACATCGCCGACCATACCTGCACCAGCAGTTAATACTTGAGCTGTTACTGCACCTGCACATGCCATCTACTAACTCCTAGGGATTATAACGTCAGTACTTCCAGTTGCTCTGGTATGAAAGCATGTGTCTGGAGAACCAACATAGTTGATTGGTTTATTTTCTGCTAGAACACTCATTGATCCAAGTGTAGTACTTGCGGCACAATGTATAGAACATCCTGGTGCTCCGCAACAAGGATGAGGTGTAACTTTTGTTCCTGTTAAACACGCAGGTCTGCCGTTAATAATTACAGACAATGCACCTGGGCCGATTGCGGCTCCTCCTGCCGAATTTGGATCACCTATTCTTACTGCGCCTGGCATTTTTTTATCCTTTTAGTATTCCTTTTGGTGCAGCTACAATTCCAGTACTTGCCTGTATATAACTTGCAATTATATCTTTGTTTGTTTCAGTGTGCATTGTAATGTTATTTGTATTTATGGTCACATTTTTTGTCTCATCTGCACTCATCATAGCAGGCAAAAGTTGCACACCTTGTTGTGTTGGAATTAAGGAAAATGGATTGGATATAATAGTAGTTGTGTCATCACTACTAACAATTTTGCAGATTATTTCACTGCTATCACTTAGTCTAAGTGAATAGGTTTTATCTTTTTCAAACATGGTTTCTCCGGGGTTACTGTGTAATTAGTATCCGGAGCCGTTCCACCCTGTATTTTCTATATATGCACAAAGATCATCATACCCGCCTATAACCTTGTGTTGTATAACAATTTGCGGAACTGTCTTTGCACCAGGTGCAACTTCGAGAAGTTCTTCTCTAGTAACATCAGTACCAATCTTTGCTTCATTAAATGGTACTTTCATGCTTGTTAATAATTCTTTTGCGGCATCACAATATCCGCATAGATCTCTTGTATAAACTGTTACACTCATAAACTAAATCCTTTAAATGTGTTATTATCAACGTCTTGTTTTGTTCCACCGTTTACGTACGATGTAATTTCTGTTTCTTGTGGTGCTACTTGTACATCACCACCTGCAATCCATTTTTGTGTCCACGGTAGTGGATTGCTTGCACCTTTATAACTGCTAGGTACACCAACTGCCGTCATACGTTTGTTTGCAATCCATTGTACATACTCTTTGAGCAACTGTGCATTGAGTCCAATCATTGAACCATCTCGAAACAAATAGTCAGCCCATGCACATTCTTGTTCCACTGCATCTTCAAACATTTTGATAACAAGTGGCTCGCACTCTGCTTTAATTTTTACAAAGTCTGGATCATCTTGTGGCAGTATTTTCATCAGTTGTTGTGTACTTGCTAGATGTACATTCTCATCTCGTGCAATAAACTTAATAATTTTAGCATTACCTTCCATCTTTTTAAGTTCAGCAAACGCCCAACTACAAGCAAAGGATACATAAAAACGTACACCTTCTAAAATGTTAACACTTGCCAAACAAATCCACAGTTTCTTTTTTAGTTCATATAGATCAATTTTGACTTTCTTGCCGTTTACAGTGTGTGTGCCTTCACCTAGTAAGTTGTAGTAACTGCAAGTTTCTACCAAATCATCGTAGTATGCAGTGATGTCTTCTCCACAGTCAATAATCTCCTGTATGTCCATCATCTCATCAAACACCTTGCTTGGATTTGCATATACATTACGGATGATGTGTGTGTAACTTTTTGAATGTATTGTTTCACTAAACGTCCAAGTGATAATCCAGTTTTCCAACTCAGGAAGACTTACAATAGGACCAAATGCTTCAATTGGTGCTCTACCTTGCACACTGTCCAATAAGATTTGTCTTTTTAGATTGCTAGTAAAGATATGCTTTTCATTAGTAGTAAGCTCTTTAAAGTCTTTTGCATCACGTAGTACATCTACTTCTTCTGGTCTCCAAAAGAATCCCAACTGCTTGTCAGTAAGTTTATCAAACTGTCTGTACTTCAGTGTATCATAACGTTGTATGCCGACTCCTCCTGCCGGATCTAAAAATGCAAGACTGGTCGTATGGTCTCTATTGGCTGTATTCAATACACTCATTGTCGTTCCTATATTGTGCAACTATCGCAGGCTTCCTCGTACATAGGATCTTCGATAGTAAGTTCTTGTTGTTGTGTTTCGTTCATTTTGTCTACGTCAATTTCTCCAGCACCGTCAAATGTGTTGAAGTAATACAACTGCTTGTGTCCATATTTATAACATAGTAGCAGATGTTGTAGCATTGTACTCATTGGTATCTTTTCATCTTCGTAATGTACGGGGTTGTAAGACGTGTTTACACTTATACCTTGATCAATATATTTTTGCATAACTGCCATTATCTTTATGTAACCCTCTGGAGACTTTTGATCCCATAGTAGTTCGTACTTATTTTTGTAACGTGCAAATCCTGGAACAACCTGTTTAAGTACACCATCCTTGCTTTGCTTGATACTTACAAATGCTCTTGGAGGTTCAATACCGTTTGTACTGTTGCTTATCTGTGCTGATGTTTCAGCAGGCATAAGTGCCATCAGTGTTGAATTACGTATTCCTGTTTCTCTAAGTTGTGCTCTTAACCCTGTCCAGTCAACTGCATCTACATGTACTACTAATTCATCAACATCTTTCTTGTAGGTGTCAACTGGCAACACACCATCTGAATACTTTGTTTCGTTATTCTTTGGACATGCTCCAAATTCAACTGCAAGATCAGCACTGGCTTTGATCAAGTAATAACTCCAGTGTTGTGCCCAAGTGTCAACTAATTTAAGTGCATCTGGATTACTATAACTTACATCGTTCTTTGCTAAAAAGTATGCAAGATTAATAATACCAACGCCAAGCGGACGTCTACCTTCTGTTGCCATCTGTGCGGCAATGATGGGATAGTTTTGATAACTTAATAGTGCATCTAGTCCACGCACTGCCAGTGTACATGCCTTTTCCATGTCCTCTGGATTTGTAAAACTGCCCCAATTAATAGCACTCAATGTACACAATGCTATTTCACCTTCTGGATCATTTACATCATTCAATGCTTTAGTTGGTAAATCAATTTCGCAACACAAGTTGCTCTGCTTTATTGGTGCTACATCAGTTTTGAAACTACTGTGTTCATTAGCATGATCTACATTCTGCAAATATATTCTGCCTGTGTCTTTACGTTCTTGCATAAATGCACTGAACAGTTCTGTGGCACTGATCTTCTTTTTACGTATGCTTGTTTTGCGTTCAGCAGCTTCGTAGAGTTCACGAAACTTGTCTTGATCTTGAAAGAAAGCATCATACAATCCAGGAACATCATTCGGAGAGAACAGTGTGATGTCTCCGCCACTCATCAAACGTTCGTACATAAGTTTGTTAAACTGTACACCATAGTCCATGTGTCTGACTCTGTTGTCTTCTGTGCCTTTGTTGTTTTTAAGCACAAGCAAATCTTCAACTTCTAAATGCCATAGTGGATAATAAAGTGTTGCCGCTCCGTTACGCACTCCACCTTGCGAACAACTGCGTGTGGCCGCTTGAAACATTTTGTAAAATGGAACAACACCTGTGTGATATGCATCACCGTTGCGTATCGGGGAACCTAATGCTCTTATACGTCCACCGTTGATACCAATGCCTGCTTTTTGAGAAACATACTTTACAATTGAACTTGCAGTTGCATTTATACTATCCAAACTATCATCTGCTTCGATTAGCACACAACTCGAAAACTGTCTTTGTGGTGTACGTACACCAGCCATTACAGGAGTTGGCAAACTTATTTGATGTGTTGAGATAGCATCATAGTAATCTTTTACATAACGCAGTCTGGTTTTTCGATCATAGTCTTGAAACAGTGTGGCCGCTATAAGCATATATGCCATTTGCGGAGTTTCATAAAGTGTTTTTGTTACTCTGTTTTGTACAAGATACTTGCCACGAAACTGTTCCATGGCAGCATAGGTTAGTTGTTCATCACGTTCATGTTTTACCCAACTGTTGATGGTATTCCATTCTTCTTCAGTGTATTCACTTAACAGTTCTGTATCATAGAAACCCTTTTCAACATTGTGCTTTACAAGTTTGTAAATATGCCAAGGCGTAGCACCACCATAAACCATTTTGTTAATATGATATACAATAAGTCTACCAGCAACTGTTTGATAGTTTGGTGTTTCTTCTGATATTAAATCAGCGGCACTTTTTATAAGTGTTTCTTGTATATCTGTACTTGTGATGCCATCATAAAACTGTACGTTACTGCTTATTTCAACTTGGCTTGCACTTACTCCTGTTATATTCTCTGTTGCCCACCAAACTACTTTGTGTAATTTTTCAATGTCTAATGTTTCTTTACTTCCGTCTCTCTTGGTAACTTGGATTGTCATCTATGGGGGCCTTTCTATCGAATCGTGTGTACAAACATAGCAGAGTCTATGTTTCTGGTTAATTTTTTGGAATTCTTTAAGTGTCCTATTTACTGTGTTATCCACCATCCAATTAAGTGTGTATAATCCATTGTTC